TTGGTTATACAGGTTCACAAGGTGCAACAGGTACTCAAGGAAGTATTGGTTATACAGGATCAATAGGTTATACAGGATCAACAGGCTATACAGGTTCCGCTTCAACAGTAATTGGTTATACAGGAAGTTTAGGTTATACAGGATCGCAAGGTGCTGGTTATACAGGTTCGAGAGGTGATACAGGATTTGTAGGTTCACAAGGTCCTGCTGGAGGTTATACAGGTTCAAAAGGCGATACAGGTTATACAGGTTCTGCCGGCATAGCAAGTGGATTACAATCAAGAACAACAGCAAGTGTTACTACAAGCAGTTTAGCAAATAATGCTGTAACTACTGTTGACATAACAGGTTCTAAATCTTATATGTTATTAAAAGTAACAACTGATGTTGCTTCATGGATTAGAATTTATACTGATGCTTCATCAAGAACGGCCGATGCTAGTAGAAGTCAATATACAGATCCAACACCTGGTTCTGGAGTAATTGCAGAGGTTATAACTTCAGGAAGTCAAACAGTAATATTTACTCCTGCTGCTTTAGGTTATAATAATGAAAATCCTGTAACAACAACTATACCTATTAGAGTAACAAATTTAAGTGGTGGTACAACTACAGTTACTGTAACATTGACATACATACAACTAGAGGCGTAAGATGCCCACAACAACAAACGCTGATATTAATCAAACAATATTAGTTACTTTATATCTTAAAAGAGATTTGCATGAAAACGGCCAATCTTTATTAGAATACGTTAAAGGTATTCAGTCAAAAGAAAATTCTATTTTAACACATGAAGAATTTACATATCAGTTTGGTACAATAGAAGAAGAAATGAAATTAGTAAAAGATTATGTTACATCAAAAGGTTTAACTATAGAAGATGATTGTAGATTAAAATCAACTGTTAAAGTATCAGGAACAATAGGAACATTTAATAATATTTTTTCAATAACATTACAAACAATTGTTGATGAAGATAGAACTTATATAACACATGATGGTGATATTACTATACCCACTGAAATATCTTCTGTAGTAGAAAATGTTTTAGGTTTAGATAATAAAATAGTAGTTGCAAGACCATCAGCAGTAAAATTTGTTGAAGAAGAATATGTACCACCTGAAAATGTTCCTCCAGGCGTTTATATTGGTGCTGTTACTCCTGTTGAAGTTGCAAATGCTTATAATTTACCCGCTGGTGATGGTTATGGTGGTTGTATTGGAATATATGAATTAACTTATTACGGTTATCAAACAGGTTGGAATCAAACTGATGTTAATAATTCTTTCAGTAGAATAGGAATTACTCCACCTACTATTGTAACGATTAATACTGACGGCGTAACAACATTAACTACAAGTGATGCTGAAAGTATGTTGGACATTTATTGTGCTGGTGCGGTTGCGCCTAGAGCAAAGATTGCTTATTATAATGCTCCTAATTCTTTTCAAGGAGTTATAGATAATTTTTTAACAGTAGCAGCAGATACTACAAATAGTCCTAGTGTTATTAGTTGCAGTTGGGCTTTTGGAGATTATTTGCCAGGATCTTGGTTTGGTTCAGCTATGGCTGCTTGTTCTGCTTTAGGTATCACTGTATTAGTAGCATCAGGAGATGCAGGTGCTCAAAATTTTAATATGTATTCTCCTTACGGAATAACTACAGATCCTAGTGCTTGTATTTGTGGAGGAACAACTATCTATCTTAGTAATGATAAACAATCTTATTCGCAAGAAATAGGTTGGAGTGGTTCAGGTGGAGGAATTAGTAATGTTAATACTTTACCTAATTATCAAATAGGTTGTAAATACACAACTAAAACTTTAGGAGGAATAACAGGAACTCCAACACAATTACCTAAGAGAGGTGTTCCTGACATAAGTGCTCCTTCAGATCCAGGTACAGGTTTTCAATTTTATGTAAATGGTTTTCTTTCTCAATATGGAGGAACAAGTGCAGCTGCACCATGGCTAGCAGGAATGATAGTAAGATTTAATGTACTTATAGGTAAAAGAATGGGTCATGTAAATGAATTTTTTTATGCCAATCCTTCAACATATAGAGACACTGCTTTAGGAGATAACGTTAGAGGATATGCAAATGGTTATACTACTACAGCAGATAGTTGGGATGCCGTTACCGGCTTAGGAAGTCCTTACGGACCAGGAATTTACACACTATTAAAGAAAGAAATGAAAGTTACATATCCTAAAGTAAATTATGGTTATAGATCCTCAAATAAACAAAGATATCCAAGATATACTACTGGTGTATCAGGCAGAACTAATAATTCATAATAACTATAGGAATATTGTATAAATATTACCACTTATGCCAAATTACGATGCCTCTAGTACTAATAATAGCAAACGAGCTAATGTAAATTATAAAGATTTAGATTTAGATTTTGGTCGTAATGTGGTAACTAATGATGTTAATAAGTTGACAAATGTGGAAGCTGTTAAAAGAAGTGTTAGAAATTTAATTAACACCTCTCACTTTGAAAGACCTTTTCATCCTGAAATAGGTTCTGATGTTAGAGCGTTGTTATTTGAAAACATGACACCTTTAACTGCTTTAAATTTGCAAAGAAAAGTACAAGAAGTATTGGTTAACTTTGAACCAAGAATTAGACTAGTACAAATCTATGCAACTCCTGATTATGATGGTAATTCATATCAGTTATCAGTTTATTTTTATGTTATTGGTACAACTGAGTTGGTAACAGTACAAACGTTTTTAGAAAGATTAAGATAATATGGCAAGCAATAAATTAGAAGTATCAGATTTTGATTTTGATAATATAAAACTTAATCTTAAAAAGTTTTTACAAAATCAAGCAGAATTTTCAGATTACAATTTTGAAGGTTCAGGTTTTGCCATTCTTTTAGATGTCTTAGCTTACAATACACACTATCTTGGTTTTAATGCTAATATGTTAGCAAATGAAATGTACTTAGACAGTGCTGATATTAGAAAAAATATTGTTTCAATTGCAAAGATGTTAGGATATACTCCAGCATCCGTAACAGCACCAGTTGCAAATATTACTGTTCAAGTAAATAACGCATCAGGTGCAACTCTAACTATGTCAAAAGGAACATCATTTACAACTTCTGTAAATGGAACAACTTATCAATATATTACAAATGAAGATTACACCATTTCTCCTTCAAGTGGACTTTACAAATTTGAAAATGTAAATGTTTATGAAGGAACTTTAGTTACTTATAGATATACAGTTGATTCAACAGATTCAGATCAAAAATTTATAATTCCTAGTAATACTGCTGATATGTCAACATTAACAGTAACAGTTCAAAATAGTGCAACTGATCTTACTCAAACAATTTTTAATAGATTTGATGTTACGGTTCAAACTAGAGACTTTAGTATTGTTCCTATTTATTTGACACAAGAAGTCGAAGATGGTAAATTTGAAGTTTATTTTGGAGATAATATAATTGGTAAAAAATTAGATGACGGTAATATTATTATACTTCAATATATTGTAACGAATAGAGATCAATCAAATGGTGCATCTTCTTTTTCTTTAGCAAATACTATTAATGGTTATTCAGATGTTTTGATAACTACAAATTCTGTATCTCAAGGAGGAGGTGCGGCCGAATCTAAAGAATCTATTAGATATAATGCTCCATTATTTTATGCAGCTCAAAATCGAGCAGTTACTACAACAGACTATGAAGCATTAGTCAGAGACATATATCCAAATGCTTTATCAGTAAGTGCTTGGGGAGGTGAAAATGATGAAACACCAACTTATGGTGCTGTTAAAATAGCAATTAAAGCTGCATCAGGTTCTACTTTAACAAATTATACAAAATCTTCAATTATTTCTCAATTAAAACAATATAACGTAGCGGCTGTAAGGCCTATTATTGTTGATCCTGAAACTACTTACATATTATTAACAAGTAATATTAAATATGATTCAAGATTAACTTCTTATTCAGCTGATACTTTAAAAACAAATGTTATAACTAATTTATCAAATTATAATAATAACACATTGCAAAGATTTGATGGTATTTTTAGATATTCTAAAGTCGTAGGTTTAATTGATAATACAGATACAAGTATCATATCTAACATAACTACTATTAATATAAAAAAAACACTTACACCAATATTAAATTCATCTCAAAAATATAATATTTATTTCAGAAATTCTTTATACAATCCTGTTGTTGGTTATAATGCTTCAAATGGTGGTATTTTACAATCTTCCGGTTTTAAAATAAATGGAGATATTACTAACATTTATTACTTAGATGATGATGGTGCAGGAAATGTTAGAAGATATAGATTAACAGGTTCTACAAGAGTATATTCAGCTGCAAATCAAGGCACAATAAATTATTCAACAGGACAAATAACATTAAACACTTTGAATATTACTTCTATAGAAAATATTAGAGGTGATGTTTCTACATTTATAGAAATAACAGTGGTACCTAAATCAAATGATATAGTTCCTGTTAGAGATCAAACATTAGAAATAGATTTGACAAATTCTTCAATAACTGTAGAGGTCGATGCTTTTGTTGCTGGTTCTTCTGATGCAGGAATAGGTTATACAACCACATCAAGTAGATAAAAATGTCTAGATTTAATAATAAGTTAACGAATTTAATAAATTCACAAGTACCTCAATTTGTATTACAAGACCATCCTAATTTTGTAGAATTTTTAAAAGCTTATTACAAATTTATGGAATCAGCAGAACTGTTAGTTACAGTTACTCAATCCACAGATGGTATTATTTTAGAAGCTGATACTGGTATTGAAGATAGATTAATATTAAATGCTTCAAAAATTGGTTCTAGTATAACATCAATAGATGAAGGCGATAAAGTACTTTTGGAAAGTTCTTCTTATGGAAAATTTACAAATGGTGAAATTATTATTGGTCAAACTTCAAATGCAACTTCAGTTATATTAGCTGAAGATTTAGATAATAATCGTTTGTTTATATCAGCACAGGATAAATTCGTAATAGGCGAAACTATTATTGGTCAAACTTCAAATGCAGTAGGTACTATAAATGATTACAGACCTAATCCTGTAGAGACTATACAAGATTTATTAAATTTCAGAGATCCTGATAAAGTTATATCAAATTTTTTAAATCATTTTAAAAATGAATTTTTAAATACTTTACCTGATAATTTAGATTCCAATCTTAATACTAGAAATTTAATTAAAAATATAAAATACATATATGGTTTAAAAGGAACTTCTGAGGGTAATAATTTATTCTTTAGACTTTTATTTAATGAAAATGCAACTACGACATATCCTAGAGAACAAATAATAAGAGCTTCGGATGGTAAATGGAATACAAGTACAATATTGAGAGCTGTTACAGTGCAAGGAGAAACAAATAAATTAATTGGTAGAACAATAACCGGCCAAACATCTGGTTCTACAGCAATCGTAGAAACTGTAACAACATTTCAAATAGGTGCTGATACAATAGCGGAATTTATATTAAATAAAGAAACAATAGATGGTAATTTTGAAATCGGAGAAGAAATAAGAGGAACAGAAACAGATGAAGATTCTTATTATATAAAATTAACTATTACAGGTATACCTAATAATCCCACAATAACAAATGGCGGTAGTTTATATGTTTCTGAAAATTCTGTTGCTATTTCTGGTGGAGGAGAAGGTGCATTAATTCAAACACAATCTATAGGTCATGGAAAAATTACACATCTTTTTATAGATAATCCTGGACAAGGTTACGATATAGGTGATGATTTAGTTTTTAATAACGCCAATACAAATGGCGGTGGTGTTGTAGCAAAAGTTTCTATAGTTAATGGAGGTTTTGTAGATGAAACTTTAGGAGAAGATCGTATAGTTTTAGAAGATGCAACACAAGAAGGAGATTCTTATTCAGGAAATGTTTTGGTACAAGAAGCAGGAACAGGTATCAAAGATATTACAGATATAAGATTTATAAATCACGGATCAAATTATACATCATTACCTGCAGTTACAATTAATACTGTATTGGGTATGAATGCTGTTATAAAAAGTTATGGTGATAATATAGGAAGTGTTCAATCATTTAAAGTTATTGAACCAGGAAAAGGTTATGAAAATTCTCCTGCACCAACTTTATCATTATCAACAAATATTTTATTTTTAAATCGTGTAGGAAATTTTTCTATAGGCGAAACAATTACAGGCCTGGGTTCTGATGGTTCTTCTATAATATCAGCAACAATTGTTAGTGTAAACAATAATACGAATGTTTTAAAATTAAAAAACGTAACAGGAACATTTGGAAATAATGTTGTTATTTCAGGTCAAAGTACAGGAGCTTATGCTACAGTTGCTATATTTAATCAAGCAACAGCCGAAATAGAAGTTGTATCTATTTTAGATACAACAGGATCTTTTTTAAATTCTGATGGTAAAGTTTCAGAAAATACAATGAAAATAGAAGATAATTTATTATATCAAGATTTTTCTTATGTAATAAGTGTTGGACGTTCTATTAATGAATGGCGTAATAGTTTTAAAAAGACTATGCACCCAGCAGGATTTTATTTTCAAAACCAGGTGTTATTGTCATCACGTATTTCTGCAAAAGCACAAGCTATACAACAAAATTTATTAGATATTCTTAAAAACGTATATTTTATTGGCACATATTTCCGTAGAAAACTAGGAACACTTACTGATGGTACTACTTTAAATGATAGTCCAACTTTAGGTTTACCTCTTTCACTGAATAATCCTACAACATTATTTGCAAGCACTAGACGAGAAACAACATTGAGAACTGAATTATTATATTCATTAGAATTAACACCTCAATTAAATGTAAGAAATGAAAATATAGATTATAGAAGATTTGGATATGCAAATGCCGGCCCACGTATGAGAAATATAAGTCGTTTTGGTTTTACTACATTTAGTGGTAGTGGTCATGCACAATCAGGAACTGTAGGCAATGATCATACAACTGCAACGTATATACAACCAATGACTATGGCTGATTGGTCTGATTTTAGAATTATAGGTACTAAAAATATCAATATAGATGGTGAATTAACACAAATACAAGATATTAACACTGATAATCTAAAAACATATATTGCTTTACCAACAGAAATTACAGTAACTCAACCATAACCACATGAATATCGTGTATAAATATAATTAGAATTTAAGGAAAACTATGCCAGCAATTATAACAAATAAATTTAGAAAACACAACAGTGAACAGTTTTATGAATCTTTTTCGGAGGCTTCACCTAATGTTTATTATCTAGGAATAGGAAGACCACAGGCTTATAAGACTTCAACAAGACCTGATGGAAGAACAGAAAATGAAGGTACGGACCTTTCACCAATTACACCAGTAGATTCAGTTAAAGATGAATTATACATCTATGATGATCTTTTAGCTGTTAAAAAAGTATCAAGTTCTGACGTGTCTTATGTTGTTCCTAGAAGAAATTGGGTATCAGGACAAATTTATGATTATTACAGACCTGATTATGGCAATAGAATTACAGGTACAACAACAACATTAACTGCTAACAGTGGTGCATCAAATTTATTTGATTCTTTATTCTATGTTTTAACATCTGCTTATAACGTTTATAAATGTTTAGATAACAATAATAATTCAACTTCTACTATTCAACCAACAGGAACTTCTACATCTGTTTTAACAACCGCTGATGGTTACAAGTGGAAATACATGTACACTTTAGATGCTTCTCAACAAGCAAATTTCTTATCAACAGATTTTATGGCTGTTTCAACAAACTCTACTGTTTCTTCAGCTGCAATTGATGGTGGTGTTCACGTAGTAAAAATTAAAACAGCAGGTACAAGTGGAACAAATGGAACATATACAAATATTCCTATCAGTGGAGATGG